ATGAACACGAACCTCAGCGACAAGCTCCACACCCTCAAGAACGTCATCGGCTCGATCGAGAAGCAGTTTGGCAAAGGATCCATCATGTCCCTCGGCGACGACGAAGCCTCCGACGTCAGCGTCATCTCGTCGGGCTCCCTCGCCATCGACGACGCCCTCGGCGTCGGCGGCTACCCCCGCGGCCGCATCGTCGAGATCTACGGCCCGGAGTCGAGCGGCAAGACCACGCTCACTCTCCACGCCATGCGCGAGGCCCAGCGCGCCGGCGGCATCGCCGCCTTCATCGACGCCGAGCACGCCTTCGACCCGAACTATGCGCGCTCGCTCGGCGTCGACGTCGACAAGCTCCTCGTCTCGCAGCCCGACAGCGGCGAGCAAGCGCTGGAGATCGTCGAGATGCTCACGCGCTCCGGCGCCGTCGACATCATCGTGGTCGACTCGGTCGCGGCCTTGACGCCCAAGGCCGAGATCGAGGGCGAAATGGGCGACGCCCACATGGGCTTGCAGGCCCGGCTCATGAGCCAGGCCCTGCGCAAGCTCACCGCCGTCGCCCACAAGACGGACGCAACAGATCAGTCAAGTTTGCGCCACGTGACGTCGAGCGTCCAGGCCCCACGGGTCCAGCGCGGCGCCTCGATGGACAGCAGGGATACGCGGTCCGTGAGCATGCGGACGACCTCGCGCCGTTCGGCCACGGTCATGCCCTGCCATCCCTTGCGGATCTGATCCACGTGCGCGAGCAACTGGACGCGGTCGACGACAGGCGCGGGCACCTCGGCAGCCGCACGCTTGCGGTCGACTTCGTCAATGTTGTTAGCGATGACGTCGAGCTTCGTCTTTGCATCGGCGTGCTCGATGACACCCTCGGCTATCGCATCGATGAGGCGCTCACGACGTTTGAGCAACTTGGCACGCTCCCCATCGTAGTCGACGGCCTTGGGGACAGGGATGGCCCGGTGCGGCTTTGCAAGGTCAGTGGTGAGCGTTTCAAGGTGGGCGAGCACGGCAGCCCCAACCTGGACATCGACGTCGCGGTAACGGGCGCGTGGGCCATCGCAGCGCTTGTCCACCGGCCCAGTGAGTCGGCGATGGGGGCACTGGTAGTAACCACCATGCGTGACGCTGACTGTCGGCCCAGGGTCATGCGCGCTCATCAATGTGCCGCAAGATCCACAACGCACCACGCCACGCAAGAGGAAGTCCACGTTGCGCGACTCACCCGACGCGGGACGCCCACCCATGCGACGGGAAGCAACGGCACGCTCGGCGGCTGTCCAGGTAGCACGGTCAACGATAGCCTCGTGAGTTGCGTTCCACGTACCGCGAGGCCCACCACGCTTGGCACCGATAGTGTTCGACTCGCCAAGGTATCGCCGGTCTTTGAGGCGACGCGCGATACCAGCGCTGTCCATGCCTACCGTGCCAGGGTACTCACGTAGGATGATGACAGAGGCCTCCCTGAGTGAATGGCCCTCGATGACCAATGCGAACAGTCGTCGTACCACGGCGGCCCCCTGTAGCTCGATGACAAGGCGACGTCGCTCTACCGCATATCCCATTGGAGGTAGGCCCTCGACGTGGTCACCAGCGGCTCGAAGGCGTTGACGTGTGCCTACTGTGCGATCCTTGATCCTGGCGTGCTCTTGCTCGGCGACGGCGGCCATGATGGTTGAGGCGAACTTCCCTTCAGCCGTGCTCGGATCGAAGCGCTCGGCGATGCTGAAAAAGCGCGCACCTTTGTCGATGATGGCGGCCGTGCTCGCAAGGAAGTGCAACGTTGATCGCGACCATCGGTCTTGCTTGCTACAAAGTACGAGGTCACCGGGCTGGATGCTGGCCATGAGGCGTAGTTGCTCAGTGCGCTTCTCGTCCTTCTCGGCGCCACCACCCTCGACCTCAACGAAAATCAGTGGAGCTGGGTAGCCGCGCTCACGACATAGGCGGCGGGCGTCCTCATCTTGACCTTCGAGCGACGTGCCATGGGTGCCTTGGGCTTGGCCGCTGACACGGGCGTACGCGAGTACTCGACGGGGAATGGCAACGTTGTCGTGGTGCATGCTCGTTCCAGTCCTAACAGTAGCAGCGCTTGCAAGCGGGCTAGCTCGACGTCGGTCAGTGGTCCACGGGGTGAGGCGGCAAAGTCAAGCACACCCATAACGTAACCTCACCCGTGGCACGCGCTAGTCACCCCCCTGACACGCATCGTGCGTCGTGTCAATACATAATCGCTTGCCGCACGTGTGTCACCTAGGCACACATGTAGGGTCAATTCGCGAGAGTGTCGCGAGGGCCTCGCGAATTTCATCGGCTTTAAAATCGATACCCTATCACACACCCTATGAGTAGTGCATGTGGTGCCCTACTACCTCAATGGGGTAGTGCATGTGGTGCCCTACTCTTGATGTGTAAACCATTGCGCACTAGTGCATGGCATGCCCCCTAATCTGATATCTAGATCTCTGATCCAGATCAGAGAAAGAAAAGAGAAAGAACAGAGATATGTTTTCACTTCGTTCTTACGAGAGCGAGAGGAGACCGCTACGCCTTCGGCTACGCTTCGCACCGTCGACTTGGGCAGGAGCCCTGCATCTCGGTGCTCGACATTCTTTGGGACTACTTACTTAGGATGGGATGCTAGGAGAGGGGTGAGCCTATGAGGGAGGGTGATAGGTAGCCTCCACGATGTCACACCACACCTCGACGCCTCAACGTACCACTGCGTCACTGGCAATTGTAGCCACCGTAGACGTCTATCGACACCTCGACGACCATTGACCCGTCCAGTGACCATCGACGTCACCTAGGTGGCAAAGCGTGGCACCAGTCACCATGGGCGCTACCTCGATGGATAGGCTACGAGGTGGGAGCATATTGGTGTGGATGCACCACCTCGACGCCATTGAACCACAAGGCGCCACAAGGTGGCAAGGCGAGGCTATCGATGCACAGGCCACCTCACCGACGCACAATGAGGGAAGGCGCCGCCTAGGTGGCAAAGCGTGCCACCAATGGGCTACTACGATGATGAGGGCGTGGTGCTAACTGAGGGCGCCCCACCGGCGAGAGGATAGCGAGAGGTTGCGGCGGCGGCTGGCGTGCGGGCCCGTGGCTGGCGATTGTGTGGCTGGTCGTGTGCGACAAGGTGCGACAATATGCTACTACGCTCGCGCCCGCGTCTGAGTTCTCAGTCTTATTCTTACTCTCCCTCTGATCTAGATCTAGCAGCGTTACCGTGGAAAACCAATGGAGCTGTAACGCGTTACATTCGGCGTAAGTGACCGCAACTACTCATCATTGGTTTTGCCAAGCGTGGTTAGGTGCTGCCAACGTCTACCTCGTCGAGTGCTCGCGAGGTGTTCGCAACGTTGTCACGGCATGCTCGGCAGTAGTTCTCGACGGTCTAGGTCGACAATGGTGCGGTGTCACACGAGGTAACAGGCTAAGTGAGGACGGCACTCGATGCCCACCAACGATGCGTGAGGCCTGCTATTGACGTCGTACACCGCGTCAAGAATAAATCGTACATCGTTTATCAGCGTACTTCATTGGGTATTGTAGAACCATGGTTCGCGCCTAGTTGCCTGCTAAGCACGATCGATGAATGGTCAAGGGTGTAAGGTGCGAACAAACGATGCACCCAACGGAGACCGACCACCATGACCGCTACAACTACTACCTTCGCCCCCGCCACTACCTCGCACCGTCGCTGCAACCATGGAAATGCAGGCATCGCCAAGCATGAGCCATCGGCTACTTGGTTGAGCCGCTGGCATGACCTCCACATGGAGGAGGGCATCGCTCCTGATGAAGCGAGCGTCCAGGTGGCTATCCGCCAGTGGGCGGCAGGCGCCACCTACCGTAGTGCAGCATCGTGTACCGTGATGGAGGCGCAACTACGCGCTCAACTGGCAGCAGCGCAGCCCATTGCCGATGCGGTGAGTATGCTCCGCTCTATCTTTTCCCCCGGCTCGACACCGCAAACTACAGCCTAGCCCACTGCCACCACGCTACGCCCCCTCGATGCCCACCATGGCCGAGTAGGGGCGTAGCGAATCTTGACGGTATGAACAATGTGCTTGGCATGGCGTTTGCGGCGTTGACTTCAAAAGATCTAGGATACCAGATAGCACCATGAACCGCAGCGCCTTCATCCTCGCCATCCTCGCGGCCACCATGAGCGTCGGCTGCCTCGCCCCCATCGACGACGCCGACTTGTTCGGCACCGTGGCTACTCTGCCCAGTGCCAGCGCGACGGTGCCCACGCCTGTTGCCACCACGCCCCCGATGACGACGCCCACCATGACGACGCCGCCCAAGGTGGCCCCCGCGCCGCAGTGCGTGGCCTGTGACGGTGGTGGATGCCAGGAGCAGGACGACGTGTGCGCTGCGGTGGATCCCGAGTACGCAGCGACCGGCTGCGCTGAGGGTCAAGTGCTGCCTGAGGGCGCGACGTGCTTCGAGTACCCGGGCCAGCAGCCTACGCAGCGTATCTGCGACCCCATGGGCTACCCGGCCTGCCAAGACGTCGAGGTAGTCCATGTGCAGTGCTGTAGTCGGCTGGACTGAAGTGCCAACGTGGCGAAGCGCCGTGACAATTTGTCAAACCTACGCAATCTTTGCATACCTTACGTATCCTACCTTTGCGCACATTGGCACACACGTTTGCCTACATAGTGCGACCACGTCGCCTGACGTAAGATAGGTGGGACACTTGCCCACTGCCTAGTTGACGATGGGCCGTTGAGTGGTCGGCCTCGGTAGGGTGGAGCATGCCCACCCTTGCCTATCGTCTACGCACCATCCTCGCCATTGCCGCCCTCACCATCGTGCCAGGCTGTGCTGCCCTACGCGACTTCGCCGACGCTGCCATGCCCGCTGCCTGTGCTGCGGCTGGCACCGTCTATGAGGCCCGCGCGTGCGCGACGCATGATGCTGCGGGAATTCCTGAGTCGGACCCTCGCGCTATTGCCGCACACGAGGCTGGCCACGCGCTCGACGTGCTTACGAGCGGCGGCGACACCACTGGCCTAGCCGCTGCCCTACGTGCCTTCGAGGGCGCCCTTGGTGAGGTCACGCCTGGCGCTGGCACCATGGGCCCCACGTCATCGGCGGACGCTGGCACGCCTCCGCTAGAGCCCACGTACCCTGATCCGAGCAAGCCATCACCCACGCTGCCCTTGCCGCCCCCGGCTGCGATGGTGAGCCGGTGATCGCCGCCTACGCACTGAGTGAGGCCTTGGCTGCGGCCAAGAAGGTGGCTGCCACTGCGGAGCGTGACCTCGACGGCGCTCGCGCAGAGGAGCGGGATGCGGCCGAAAAGGCACGTATTGCCACGGCCCGGCGCCAACGCTGCCACGCGACGCTCACCGCAGCATGGATAGCCGAGTCGACGGCACGTGAGACATGGCTGGCACAGTGCGCGAGTGACCGCGTAGTCGAGGATGCGCGACGAACCACGGTGCTGGCCGGCGAGCACGCATCGAAGTAGCAGCGTAAAACATTGGTTACCGCAGTACCATGGTTTGCGCCTGGTTGCTTTTTTACGACGCGACGCGAATAGTCCAGGGGTAAACGGAGACCTGACCACATGAGCGCCCGATCCTACGCCCGCGACCGCTGGCACCGTCCATCAGCCATCGAGATCCATGGCCATCTACGTCGATGACGAGCACGAGGACACTTCGTTCCACCCATGTTGGATGGCACGAAATGCAATTGGCATACGTGTTGCCGTGCGTGATGTGGTCTGCGAGCCCGCGGGCACAGGCGAGGTTTGGCACGCTGCTTGACGTGGCGAGGCTTGTAAAGCCTGTCAGATCCAACCGAGAAGTGACCTGGGTACGATGACGACCGTTAGCGTGCCCAAACCTCTTGCACACTGAATGCGCAGGGGTTATCGTTCCCAGGTGAGCAAACCCCGTCGCACCTCGACTCCCGCCCCCACGTCAGCCGTGATTTACCTCCGGGTGAGCACCGAAGCTCAGGTCCGCAGCGGCCTCGGACGGGCAGCTCAGGAGGCGGCATGCCTCGACTTCTGTACCCGGCGTGGCCTACGTGTCGACGGTGTTTACGTGGACGATGGCCTGTCGGGCAAGCTGCCCTTGGCCAAGCGCCCCGGGCTCGCGGCGGCCGTCGCTGCGGTCAAGGCAGGCGCACCTGGCTGCGTGTTCGTGGTCTATGCAGTGAGCCGCTTCATTCGCAGCCAAAAGGAGTGCTGGGCCCTCGTAGACCAAGGTGGTGAGTACGCGCTGCCCCTGGTGTCAGCGAGCGAGCCCTTCGACCTCACGACGGCCATGGGCAGGGCATTCTTGGGGATGCTGGCCACCTTCGCGGCCCTGGAGAGCGACTTGGCGAGCGAGCGCACCACGGATGCCCTGGCAGCCGCAAAGTTCAAGGGGACGAAGCTTGGAGCTCCGCGCATGGAGGACGTGCTGCCCGCGGAGACCATCGAGACGGTCAAGACGCTCTACTCGACGGGCAACTACTCGCATCGCAGCCTCGCAGCCGAGCTGAATGAGAGGCGCATCCCTACGGCACAGGGCAAGCAGTGGCACCCCCGCACCGTGCGCGTCGCCCTTGGGGCCACCGTCGCCGAGTAACAGCCTTGCCAGCGCGGTACGGTCTCCATGCCCGCTACTCGCGCCGACGTCATCGCCTACGCCCGCAGCCTCGACGGCCTATCAGCCGACTACGACTGCCCCAAGACACGCGCCTCCTACCTGGCTCTCATCGCCCCCGGTGAGACGCCAGCACGCGCAGCCGAGATGGCGAAGATGAGCGGCTGTGCCCTGACCATGCGCGGTGTGCTCCGGCAGTTCATATCCCACCCTATCCTCGAAGCGCCCTACGTTGACCAGCACGCCATGAGCGACCTGCTCGCCATCGCCACGCAAGCAGGTGCGGCCTACACCTCACGGCGCGACATCGAGCGCGGGGACATCGTCATCGTGGGGGGTGGCAGTGACGGTGGTGGGCCAGAACACACCTGGATGGCCCTGTCAGTCGACGACTGTGACCCGTACGCTGACGGTGAGCCGTGCGAGGTAATCAGCGGCCTCGATGGTGGCCACCGTGACGAGGCTACAGGCTACCAGTCCATCGTGACGCGCACCCATGAAGTGCAGGGCGGCTACGACACGGCGGGCAGTTTGAAGAGGCTGGTGAGGTGGGTTTTTGACGTCGATAAGATCGTCGAGCGCTTCGGTAGGTAGGTACGTAACGGTCAGCCATTTACGTCATCAGCACCGCCGGGAACAGCACGGAGGACGCGGTAAAATATCCCATTGGGGCCCAAACGTATCGCAGGCCAAGCAACACGTAGCCAACTGATTTCGCCCGGCTTCCCGCGGAGGGTGATCGCGTCCACCTCAATCGAGGTCGCGAACTCCAAATCGTCTGTTGTAGGTTCAGGACGTTTGCTGCGGGCGGCGTCGTCGATCAAGTCGCCGACAACGGTGTCAGGCGCTCTCCATTCGACCGCGAATTCGGCCAGTTTTCCTGTGCGAATATCGGAGGCGACACGGTCAAGGAGGGCGGCGAGTTCGGTGGTGTTCATGGTCATGCTGCGGACGCTATCACGGTCTGCCGTGGAGATGAAGCACCACGGTCCACCCCTTGGACCACGCTGGTCCATGCTGGTCCGGTACGGTGGGCATGCCGCCCAACGCCCCCACCTCGACTACGTGCCCCCTGTGCTCGCGCGACCCCGCTGACATAGCGGCTGCCATCGCAGGGGTGAGCCAACGTGCGGCTGCACTGGCCCTTGGGGTGCCAAAAACAACCATGCTCAGGCACATCGCCGAGCATACCCCCGGCCCTGCCACGGTCCCGTCAGGTGGCGGCGCTCCCGTGGTGTTCCCTGCCAGCCCCGTGGTGCAAGTGGCGCCGCTGGTCATCACGGCGAAGCTGGGACGGCCTTGCCTGTCTTGCGCGCACCCTGAGCGCAAACTCATCGATACATCGTTGGCGAAGGGTGTCCGCTACAAGGCCATCGAGCGCATACTCGCAAAGCAACTTTGGACACTCAGTGACACGGCGATTCGGCACCACGCCATCAACTGTGTCCCCGAGTTGATGAGGACCGCGGCCGACGACGCTGCGGAACGCGACGTCACCACGGTCGAGACAGTGCGCCAAGAGGCCTTGAACCTCATGGACGAGGCCAAAGAGATGATCCAAGAGGCTAAAGCCGCGGATGATCTACGCGGGCGGGCGGCATGCCTAACGTCCGCCAAGGGCTGCCTCGAACTACTCGCACGTATCACAGGTGACATCGGCGCGGACATCGAGATCCGCGTACAGGCCAGTGCGTCGTGGCAGAAGGCTAAGACGGCCATCATCGCGGCCCTGGCACCTCACCCGGCGGCCCTGGCTGACGTCGTGGCGGCTCTTCAGGGGGTCGAGTAGTGGCTGGCCGTAAGAAGGCCAAGAGCCTCGCAGAAGACCTCGCAGACACCTTGGCGGCTGCGGCTATCCAGGCGCGTGTCACGATGGCCGGTAAGCTGTCCTTTCGCGCCTTCCTGGAGTCACAGGACTTTTGCGGGTTGCAACTCTCCCCCGTCATCGCTGCCATCGCCGATGCAAGCGAGGGGATCCGCCTTGCCACCATCGCCCCTGAGCTGTGCGTGAAGGTCTTTGGGTGCGAGCCCGACGCAATGCCCACGGTGGCAAGGCGCGTAGTCGCGGTGAGTGCAGGCGGTCGTGGTGGCAAGACCTCGCGACTACTCGCCCCCAAGGCACTGCACGGGGCATGGACGGTGCCTCTACGGCTGCCAGGCGCACCTATCGACCCTGCGCACCCGAACGCGCAAGAGGTCGGCAAGGGTGAGCATGTAGCAGCCATCGTCGTTGCTCCGAAGCGTAGGCTGGCCAAGCAGTGCTTCTCATTCATCCGTGGCTACGTGGAGTCGAGCCCGCTGTTACTCGCCGCAGTCGTCGGTGAGATCACGGGTGAGTCCCTGACCTTGCGTCGCCCTGACGGAATCTTTGTCGACGTCCAGGTAGTCGTCGCTGACAAGGGCGGCGCCTCGATGCGTAGCAAGACCCTCGTATTCGCAGGCATCGATGAGGCTAGCTTCCTTAGTGGCGCCGGTGCTGCGGTCAATGATGAGGACATTCGATCGGCTGCCATCCAACGTATCGTGCCAGGTGGGCAGCTCTACATCGTGTCGACGCCTTGGATTGCCGAGGAAGGCGTGCTAGAACAACTTGTCACCACCGACTTCGGCCGACACCTCAATGCCCTGGTAGCAGCACGCGTGGGGACGAGGCTCCTTAATCCTACGTGGGATCCCGATGGCTCGATCGAGCGGGCAGAGCGTGCGCGTCCAGGTGGCAGCACCAACGCCGACCGTGAGATCCTCGCCATTCCATTGGCCAAGGGATCGCGCTGCTACTTCCCGGCCGATGCCATTGCAAGGGCCTTGATCCTCACCGCGCCTGATAGCCAAGCCGAAGAAGTAGGCGCTGGCGTCGACCTTGGACTGAGTGCAGGCGGCGATCACTCGGCCCTGTCCATCGCATCGCGCTACCCCGGCGGCATCTTCACGGCCCTGGTTGCACTGGAGATTGCAGGCGGCAATGGCCAAAAGGGTAGCGATACATACAAGGCCTTTGCGCGGCGCCTATTGGACCATGGGTGCGCCAGTGTTGCAGCCGACGTCCACTATAAAGAGGCGTTCATCGAGACGCTTGACCACCACGGGATCCAGTTCATCGACGCAGCCTCAAAGGACCGTGTCTATGCGGGCACCAAGACGCTGCTTGTGGAGGGTCGCCTGGCACTTGGCGGCCTCGATGCTGTCACACGCGAGGCGATTGCAGACCAGCTCGCATCAATTGTGGCAACACCAATGTCAGCGGGGCGCGTCAAGATTACGGCACCACGTCGCCGAGTAGCTGACATGGGCGTAGGTGCGACGATGGGTGGTCACTGCGATAGCGTGTCGGCGCTCACGTTGTCTTTGTGGCGCTGTGGCAGCCTTGACCCGCAAACATGGGTAGTGCGCGAGGTCGTCAACTACCTGGACGACTTCGACGACGCGCCTGACTCGGGACGTGGTGGTGGCATAGACCGCGACGATCTGCGCTGGCGAGATTAACTACCTCGCTCGGTACGGTGAGCCTATGTCGTGGCTCACCAACCTGTTCCGCAAGGCCAACGCGCCTGACGTCGACTCGGCGAACGTCGCGCTGGCAGACGCCTATTCGAGCCTTGACCATCGCGAGCGTGAAGGGATGATCGGCCGACTGGCAGACAGTGCCTACGGTATCAAGCGGCGCCCCACCTACGTACAGACGCGCTGGCAGCCTCGCCACCGTGATGAGATCCTCGCCGAAGCTGAGACAGGAGTCATGCTGCGGCTGGCCTACTTCATCGACTCGATGAGGTCTGACGGCATGATCAGCGGCCTTCTCGACACGCGTACAGGCGGCATGCTGCGGCGTCCCGTCCTATTCAGTGGTGACCCCTACCTGTGCGAGCAATTGCGCGGGCGAGAAGCCACGTACAGCGACGCTGGAATCGTAACCGACCCGGGGCAGCCTGGTGTGTGGCAGCGCATGGTCCCCACGGCGGAACTTGCGGCCATCGTGTGGGACGGTATCTGCGCTGGCGTAGGGATTGGCGAGTTGGTCAAGGATGCCACGGGCCTGCCTGTTCTACGGCACCTCGACCTTCATTGGCTACGTTACGACTACGGGTGCGACCGCTGGATCTACGCGGCCCCTGGCGGGACATACGAGGTCAAGCCTGGTGACGGGCGATGGATCCTGTTCACTCCCAAGGGACCACGTAGGCCGTGGATTAGCGCCGCATGGTTCCCACTGGCGTGGCCGTACATTTCCAAGGCTGGCACGGCCCTCGATCGCCTGCGCTGGCAGGGCGATCTTTGTGATCCGCTCAAAGTAATCACAGCGGGTGACAAGTCGACCGAGCCTCACCGTCGCAGCCTCATGCGGATGATCACGGACAAGTGGCACCGTTCGCCGGGATTTGTCCTCCGCAATGATGAGAAGGCCGAACTCGTCGAATCGACGGGCAAGGGCTTTGAGGTTTATTGCGATAGCGAGGACCGCGCCGACCGCGAGATTCAATTCACGCTGTCAGGCCAAGTAGTCACAGGCAATGGCACGTCGGGGTTCAGTGGCGTCGACATCTTCAACTCTATCAAAGACGACATCATCCAAGGCACCGCGGATGCCTGTGGCGAGTGCGTCACGCGCGACATCATTGCACCGTGGGCGCTCACCTTTTGGGGATGCCGAGACGGTGCCCCCGCGGCGACATGGGACGTGCGGTCACCCACGGCTCGCAAGGCCGATGCGGAGGCACTTGGCGCGGCTATCGACACCGTTGGCAAGGCCGATGCGATGGCAGCTACACGAGGCCAGCGCGTCAACCTCGCGGCCCTCTTCGCGAGCGAACGGCTCACCCTGCCGTTGGAGCCCATTCCCGGCGCCGCTGTACCTGCTACCACGCCCCTAGTACAGCCCAGCACACCGCTCATCACCTTGGCGCTGCCGAACACAGGTAGCGCCGACGATGACGCCGCACAGGTAGACGAGCACGCTGCGGCCCTGTCTGCGGCCATGACCGAGCACGGCGTCGATAGTTGCGAGCACGGCTCTAAGAACCGCTGCCGCCTGTGCGGCATCGAGCGGACCCGAGAGTTAGTGCCAGGCGCGGCTCCCGGTGACGGCCTGCACTCATGGCGCGTCGTGTGGCGGCCCATTGGCGCTCCCAAAGCAGTAGCGGCCCCCGCCGGTAAGGTGTCGTGAGCCCATGAGCAAGCGCTACACCGCATCCATCCAGCTACCCCCACGGGGCAAGGCTCCCGAGAGGATCCGCATTTGGAGAGCAGGCGAGAACCCGGGCGACTACGGTCAGTGCCTGTTCTCCCCGGCTGCCGCTGCGGCTGTGATGGCTGACTTCACGGCGCGTGGCAATGCGGGTGCCATTGACGTCGAGCACGCCACCAACCCGCAAGCCAACCCCAGTTACGACCCTTCGCTACCGCCCCCGGGCGGCGGGTACTACGTGCTCGACCTCGTCGATGGTGAGTTGTGGGCGGCGGTAAGGTGGTCTGACTACGCCATCGCGCAGATTGAGAGCGGCTCGCGCTGCTACGTCAGCCCCGATTGGCTCATGTCCTCGGACACGCGCGAACCAACTCGACTCAATAAACTGAGCCTGGTCCAAGAGCCCGGCACCTACGGAATCAACATGCTCGCAAGTCGAGCAACTGCGGAGCGTACTACTATGGATCTCGAAACGTTGAAGGCACTACTCGCCGCTGCACAGAAGATGGCCGAGAACGCCGAGAACGCCGACCTCAAGTCGGTTGGTGCCGACCTCGTGACGCAACTCACGGACATGGCTGGCAAGCTGGGCATGGACCTGACCGCGGCCCCCGCGAGCGACCCCGCTCCCGCTGCCCCTGTAGCTGCCGCTGCGGACCCCGTTGCGCCCGCTGCCGACCCCAAGACGGTGCCTGCCGCTGCGAGCAAGGGCATCACGCTGGCCGACGTCCAGTCCGTCATCCGCGAAGAGCGCGCCAAGAGTGAACTGCTCACCGCGGCTGTCGCTGGTCGTCAGGGCATGACCCCTGCGCTGGTCACCATCCTCGCGAGCAAGTCGCTGGCGGAGTGTCGTGCCTTCGTTGGTGCGCTGCCCATGGTCTTTGCCCCGGCGCTCAAGATCACGCTCCCGGCCCTCAATGCAACTGCCAGTGCGGCGGCTGCGAGTGAGCCCGAGGCTACCCAGGCGGAGGTCAACGACATCGAGAAGATGCGCAAGCAACTCGGCGTGACTGCGGCGGTTGCAGCGTCGGCGAAGGCGGAAGCTGCGGCTGGCACCCTTGGTGTCCTCTCGGTCGCCCGCATTCAAGAGTTGAAGGTCAAGGCCCGTGCCGCGGATGCCGCGAAGGTCGCTGCCGCGAAGTGACTCGACCGGGCTGGCGTAGTCGTTGGCCCGATTCACCCAAGACTAAGGATCTCTCATCATGGCTGCACTCACCACCGTTCGACTCACCAAGGACAGCTACACCAACGGGGAAATCGCGTTCCCCGTGAAGGCGTCCACCAAGATCTTCGCTGGCGCGATGGTCGACGTCTCCGGCATCAACACCGGGTACGCGAGCCCCATGACCAAGGCCACTGGCCTGAAGTGCAAGGGCATCGCCAAGGTTACGGCGGACAACACGTCGGGCGCTAACGGTGACATCAAGGTCATCGTCCAGCTTTCGCAGACGCCGAACGGGACGCGCCTGTTCAAACTCACCAACGACCCCGGTGCGGGCGCCCTCGCCATCACCGACATTGGTGCGACCGTCTACGCGCTCGACGACAACACCGTCACCAAGACCTCGACCGCGGCTACGGCAGTGGGCGAATTCGTGCGGCTCGATGCTGACGGCGGCGTCTGGATCGAGATCAAGTAACCCGCACCCCAAAGGATAAAGGACCACTACCATGCCTATCACTCTCTCTTCGCGGGTTGTCGCGGAACTCAATGTCTTGCTTGTGTCGATGTTCGACATGGGCGCCTCCGACGCGGCCAAGCGTGCCAGCGACGTTATCGATCTCTCTTACGTCAGCACCTCGGACACGGCTCAGAACGTCTACACGCTGGTTGACACAGACTTCGCGCTGCGCGACCGCAGCGATAGTGCCGAGGTCATCGTTGACGGCGTCAAGCTCTATGAGACACGCATCAAGGACGGCAAGAAGTACAAGATGATCGAGGTCGACCTCGATGCCTTCGATGACGACAAGGTTGGCCAGTACAACGGCGTGTTCTATCGCCTTGGACAAGCTCAGGCTCTTGGACCGTCGCGCCTCATGGAGGACACAATCCTCGCGTCCGAGGTTGCAGCTCCGGGTGGCAACTATGACGGTGTCCCCCTCATTAGCACGGCTCACCCCGTCAAGCCTTTCGAGGGTGGCAGCGCCACGTGGGCGAACAAACTCGTCATCTCGGCTGGCTTGAACATCAACACGTTCGCGCAGGCCTACGCGGCTTTCCAGGCCTTCCCCGGTGAAGATGGACGCCCGCTCAACAACACCCCCACGGTGCTCATGGTCGACCCTGGCTACCGCCAGATCGCCAATGACATCTGCTTCTCGGACCGTCCCCAGGGCGGACAGGGCGGTGGCAACGCCTGGCAAGGGCTTGTGCGGCCAATGTTTGTGCCGCAGCTTGCGACGGCGGACGGCTGGTATCTTGCGGACGATTCGAGCACACTTGAGCGCCCCTGGATCTTTCAGGAGCGTCGCGCGCTTCGCATGATCCCGCTCTTCTCTTCGCATGAGGACCCGGCCGTACTCAAGAGCCGCAAGCTGGGCTGGCTCGTCGATGGCCGCATCGGTGCTGGCTACGGCTACGCTAACCGCGTCCTGAAGGTCACCAAGACCTAGTCGACCACCACGCTCCCAGTGCAATGCTGGCAGTCTAGCCCCGTCCCGGTTCTCCCCCGGGACGGGGCTTTCTTATGGTCCATCGGCGGTATAGCTATCGATGGCACTCCAGCAACCCTACGCCAGTTTGCGCGACCTTGACGAGCTTGGCGTCGCTGCCGAGGCGTTGGCTATGCTCCCCCCCGGGCATAAGCGGCGAGCCATCCTTGCGGCGTCGGGGCGCATCGCCTTGTACTTGCGCAAGAGGCACACGCTGCCACTGACACCAGACGTCACCCCCATCGACACCACGGGGCTCTTGGGCGGCGGTACGGCGTCTTTGGCTATCAGCAACCCAGGCCCCGCAACGGTGCAAGACATCGCCGTCAAGGTGGTAGCGCCGGGCACCGCGGGCATCGTCGGCGTGACTGTGCAGGTAAGCCTTGACGCTGGCACCACCTACGGCCCCCCTACGGCCCTTGCGCTGACGGGCGCCCTCACCATCGACGGCGTGACGTTGACGCTGACAGGGTCCCTTGCCGCGGGCGACGTCGTCGAGTGGAGCACGCGCGTCGACTACGGCCTGTGCGAGTCGACAATCGCTATCACCGCCTACCTGCTCCTCAACAACCGAGGACTCGACCCGGCATCCATGGCCGACCTGGAGAAGCGTTGGGAGAAAGCCTTGCAGTGGTCGAAGGACGTCGCCGCTGGTGACGCGTTCCTCGACTCAAAAGAAGACGCTACGCCCGACCTCGACGAAGCGGGCCCCTATGGAGAAGGCCAAGTCAACCCCTGGGACTTCCTGGACGTGGCATCGTGAGCGGCATCACGGGCGACTTCGCGCAGCTCGACGCCATCATCGCCAAGTACGGCGCCATGGGCAGTGCCGTCACGCGCGCGCTCGTCGTGGCAGCACCGAAGATCCAGGCACAGGCACGTGCCAACTACGCCTCTAACAAGGGCCCGGACGGTGCGCCATGGGCCAAGAATAAGGACGGCACCTACCCGTCGCTCAACCGGCCTGCGGCTGGTGTGACCTTCACCGCGAGCGGCAACAGCATCCTTGGTGCTGCGGAGGACGTGCTCAAGTACCACCAAGAGGGCAACGACCGCTTGCCACGTCGCCCCGTGTTCCCCGACGAAGGCACCATCCCCGATCCTTGGATGGTCATCATCAACGCGGCACTGCTCGATGAACTTGGAGACACGCAACCATGAGCGACCTGTCCATCCCCGACCTCGTCATCGCCGTCCAGGCGGACATTGCAGCGCGCGGCTACGCGGCCACCAAGGTGCTCTTTGGTGACTGGAACGCCTCGAAGCACAAGGACGCCGACTACGTCATCTTTGGGCTTGGTGGCTTTGAGTTCTCGGACCCCCTTGGACCAGGCCCCTACTTTCAAGACCCTGTAGCCATGACAAGCCAAGCGCGGGCGCTCTACTCGCGCGTACAGACCTGCCGGGTATGGGTGACCGCGGCGCCCCCTGTGCCAGCGCCCGACCCCTTACGTGCGGAGAAGAGCCAGGTGGCTACCGCGGCCCTGCTCCATGCCGTCACCACGGCGCTGTGGAGGGCTGCCACGGGCTCTTTGGAGCAGGGTCCAGGCGAGTGGCCACGACCGGAGCAGCAGCAGTTTGTGTACGGGTCGCTGGCCACGTTCACCTTCAAGCTGTGGATCCCGGTCCTCGATGACGCGATGCAGTTCTTGACACCGAACGCAGCGGCGTCGACCACGACAACCTACCTGACCATCGGTGGGACTAACTACCAGGCGTCCAAGTCACCCTAGCTACCTGGCTCGGTAGAGTGCCAAAGGAGACTTCCTCTCATGGCAATTCCCTCGGCCAAACTCACTGTCGCAAAGGGCGGCCTTGGTATTATCCAGGCTCCCCCCACCACGGTCCACGTCGTGATCGGCCCCGCTTCCAAGGGCCCGCTTTTCACGCCCCTCAACTTCAATGACCCCACGGCTATCGCTACCATGCACGGCTGCGGCCTCATGCCCAAGGCAGCGGCTTACCCGTGCGCGCAGACCGGGGCGCCCGTCGTCGGCATGCGTATCCCGACGGCGGCTGTGGCTGCCTTCAAAAGCGCAGTGGTCAAGACTGGTACTGGCACCTCGGTTGTAACGGTATCAGGCCCGGCCCTCGATGGGGTCGACGTGGTGTTCACGGTCACAACGGGCGGCACCATTGGCACCAGTGCGTCCTACACGCTGTCTTTGGACGGTGGGGCCACCACGGGCGCGATCACGTCGCTTGGCGTGGCCACCACGCTTGTGCTCGCCGGCACGGGGCTCACCCTGAACTTCGGCGCTGGAACTTTGGTCGCGGGTGACACGATCGCCTTCTACGCACTTCCCGCGAGTCAAGCCGTGCTGCCCATCACGATTACGCGCGTGGCTACCTCGACGTGTGTCGTCACTGAGACCGCGGCGGCGCCCAACGATGCGTACGAGGTGCTCTTCCAGGTCGTCACGGCGGGCACCATCGGTGTTGCTGGAATCACTTTCAAATACTCGCTCGACGCGGGCGGCACATTCTCGGCTGTCACGTCGCTTGGCACGTCGACGACCATCGCCCTACTCGATGGTGTTGAGCCGGCTGGCCTGACCCTCTCGCTCGCCGCTGGAACTTTGGACGTCGGCGACACCGTTGCCTTTCGCACCACCGCCCCTGGCTACGCTGCGGCTGACGTCGTGACGGCCCTGACAGCGCTCGATCAGTCGGCGATCACCTGGTCATTCATCCACGTGGCGGGTGAGACCTCCGTTGCACAGGCGGGCACCATCGGCGCCAAGATGACGGCCCTAGAGAACGCCAGCACCTACTCGTTCTGCGCAATGTCGGCCCGTGACTGGGGCACCTCTGAGAATCACCTCCTGTGGTCCTCGCGCTTGGCGGCCCTGTGGTCCAGCTTTGCGAACGACCGTATCAGCGTCGCGGGAGGCATGGAGCGCATCACCTGCCCCATCACGAGCCGCAGCAATCGCCGCTCGGTTATGTGGGCGACCATCGCGCGCCTGCTCTCGCGCCCTGTGCAAGAGGACCCGGGTCGCAAGTCTACAGGCCCGCTCACCAGCGATGTCACCATCTACGACGCTAACAACATCCTTGTAGAGCACGACGCGCGGTTTGACTCGACTTTGCACGACGCACGCTTCCTGACGCACCGGAGCTACAAGGACACTCGGGGGGTGTTCGTTACTAGGGGCAACATGGCTTACTCCTTCGTCGACTTCTCGCGCATCGCTCAACGTCGCGTCATGGACATCGCGTCCGCCGTCTACCGCGTGGCCATGGAGGAGCAGATCGAAGAGGGCTTGCTCGTCAACCCCGCGGGCAACCCTGACAACGCTCTCCCCGGCTCTGTGCGTGAGGAGGACTGCCGTCGCATCGAACGCGAGATTGGCACGGCGCTGTACGACGCGATCGTGAAGACCGGCATGGCCAGCGATGTCCAGGCTCAAGTCTCGCGCACTGACACCCCGCTCACCAACGGCGGCGTCCTCTCTTCGATCGTGGCGATTACAGGTCTAGCCTATATCGATTCCATGACGGGTGTTGTGCGCTACGTATCCCCCAAACTCGTCGCGATCCAGTCGCAGGCGTCGTGAGGTCACTGTCATGGGAATGAATATTAACGGCCTTTGGCACTCGTTCGCGACTGCTGAGATCGATCTGGCAGGCTCGAAGTTTCGTGGCTTCTCGGCACTCAACTGGGGCCAAGACCTCAAGAAAGAAATTGTTAAGGGGAGCGGCGTCGTAGGCCTCGGTTACACGATGGGGGACCTCGAAAGCAAGGCAGATTTCGAGATCCTCTATAGCGAGTGGATCCGCTTCACGCAAAAGCTTGGCGACGGCTGGGGCTACAAGCAGTTCAACATCGGCTGCCAGTACCGCGTGCCAGGTAAGCCACTGATTACCGTGGCTATCAAGAACGTCACGGTCAACGCCGATGACGTGAGCAACAGCAAGGGCCCCGGTGCCACGATGGCGAAGGTGACCCTTCAAGTTGTCGAGCCCATCGAGGTCAACGGTATCACGATTATTGGCCGCACCTTGCTCGCCGCACAGCAGAAGTAGCAGCGCCCCCCAAGCGCCAACTAGGCCTCGTCTCTTCGCCGGTATGGTGAGCAGACGGGGCTTCCGTCGTTTGGGAGAGCGACTATGACGACCATCGATACGAGCACTTGGACCGACGAGCAACGCGCTGAGTTTGCGGCACTGGACGCCTCGATCGCAGAGGAGACCGCCAAGGCAGAGTTGGGCGAAGCCAAGCGCGAAGCGGAGCGACTTAGCCCCGTCAATGTGCTCGCGGAGCGCAAGGCGGCACTCGAAGCCAAGGCAAAGGTCGCGGCCCTGGCTACTGCGGAGCTGGTCGCAGACGTCGCCTTCCGTAAGGCCATCGTCGAGCACGGTGGCAAAGAGCGCGTCGCCCGCATCTTCACCGAGGAGGGCTCGATCATCCTTCGCGCCATGACTCTGGCGGAGTCGGATGACTATGGGGCTCGTGTTGAGGAGCTGCCATCGATCGTCGAGAAGATCGCCACTGCGCGTGAAGCACTGGCGGCCACCGTGGTCTACCCGTCGCGCGACGCGTTCAATGCTGCCGTGACGAAGTGGCCTGGACTGTGGGCCTTCCTGTACGTGGCCCGCGACGCAATGATCGCAGGCATCAAGGAAGACACCGCGGGAAAAGGCTCGCGCTAGCCACTGACGCCAAGGGCGACGTCGGCCTGACAGCGGAGTTGCTAGCGCGTGTGCTCGTTCCTCACGATCGTCGACACGATGACGGGGCCCACGCTGCCACGCTTCTCTTGGCAGCAGCCCTGGTCAAGTACATCAATTCGTCCTCACCGTCACAGGAGTAGTCGTGGACTTTCGCGCAACCCTAACCAACTCCATGTCGGGGCCCGCTGCCGAAGCGGAGGCCTCCATGGTGTCGTTGCGCGGGGCAATTCAGTCCACGCACGCAGCGTTGGAAGCCTTTCAAGCCTCGTCGACGAAGGCCTCGGCTGGGCTCGCCGCCATCACGGCAAAGGGACAACAGGCACGCGCACTCGCTGAGGCCAAAGGCTCTGCTCAACTCGCTGCTATCAACGCAAAGGGGCAACAGGCTCTTGCGCTTGCCGAGGCCAAGGCTGGCTCTGGGCTCATGGCCGCACGTGAGAAGATGGCTGCGGCCGACATGGCACAGAAGAACAAGGCTATCGCAGCCCTGATCTTGTCCCAGTCCAAGGCGAGCACTGCGCTGTCTAAGGCGACGAAGCCCGAGAAAGCTAAGGCTGCGGCGATGGACAAGCCTGAGAAGGTGAAGTCCGACAAGCTTGCGGCTGCTAAGGCCAAACTTGCCCCCAAGTCAGAGGGCGACCCCAAGGCCGGCAAGATCAGCGAAGGCCTCAAGAGCATCGTAGGCGGCGCTGGTAAGGCCATGGCGGCATTGTCGGCCATCGCCATCGGGCTAGCGGCGGCGGGGCTCAAGATGGGGTTCCCCTTGGCCATGGGCTACAAGGGCATGGCGAAGCTCCAAATGATCTCGGCTCGAATGAGCCTGGACATTCGCAAGCTCTTCAGTGGTGTCGATCCTGCTCCGGTCATTCGCGCCGCGGAAAAGTTCGCCACCATGTTTTCCAAGACCACGTCCACGGGGCGCGTGCTCTCAGACATCATCGGGCGTGTCTTCAACGGCCTCTTCGGGTTCCTTGAGGCTGCACAACCGTATGTGACAGCCTTCGCACAAGGCATGATCTTCGGCTTCCTGACGGTTGAGAACGCCGTCCTGAAGGCACGCATCGGCCTCCTACCGTTCACCAATGAACTAGAATCCATGGTTGGCAAGGGGCAGCTCCTGAAGGTCGCCTTCTATGGAGGCGCGCTCGTCTTTGGCCTTTTGGCTGTCGCAGCTACCGCGGCGGTGGCTCCCTTCCTGCTCCTTGGCGCCGCGATCGAGAAGGTCATCGGCCTCTACAATGAGTGGACCGGCAACACCGTCACGTTGAAGAAGGTGCCGAAGGGTGCGACTGCGGGCGCCCTTCCTGACGCTGGCAAGGCTGCTACCCCGGCGACTGCGGCCACAGGGCTTGCTGGTCAAGCCGCGGGCGCTGCCATGGGCGACGGCCTCGTTAAGGGCATCACAGACAAGATGGGCGCCGCCACTGCCGCAGGTGCTGCGCTGGCCAAGGCGGCTGACACTGGGGTCAAGACGCAGGCTGCTATTAAGAGCCCCTCGCGGGTCTTCAGGCGCGCCGGTGGGTACATGGGCGAAGGCGTCGCCCTCGGCCTCAAAGACAGCGAGGACTCGGTTCAGAAGGCTGCGGCCAACTCCCTTGTCCCTGACCTCGACAAGGCCCCCAAGGGCAGCGCCAAGGCCGGCAAGGCAGGGGGCGACGGCGGTGGTGTCACCATCAACTTCAATGGCCCCGTTGGTGGCGCAGTGGCGGACTTCGAGGCGGCCGTCCATCGGGCCTTCACTAACGAGCTTGCGGATATAGCCATGAACCTTGGCGTGAAGGTGTAGGCCATGAGCAACCCTATCGAGAACCCATCGATCTACAACTACTTCCTGCTTGGCGGCGTGCGGTCACCTGGACTCGCTACCATCGAATCGGGCGGCGATCGAGCGATGAAGTGGGAGAATCAACAGTCCCCACTGACCGCAGGCGCTATCACGATCTTCAAAGGGGAGGAGATTTCCAAGGTCAGTTACACGTTGACCCTTTGGACGCCCGAGCACTTCACGGCCTGGGATGCGTTTGCGTCCATGCTCCGCGCTGGATCGAAGAAGCGACCACCACAGGTCTGGGACCTCGTTGACCCGGCTCTTCTCCACGCCGAGATCAAGTCGGTCGCGCTGGCAACGCTCTCGCCGGCACCGAAGAAGGTCGCGCCATCGAAGTGGACGGTGTCTGTCGAGTTTACCGAGTATCGCAAGCCGAAGCCAAGCGGCGGCCCAGTAAAGCCCGCGCAGAACGAGCAAGAGAAGGCGAACGAGGCGCTCAACAACGACAACAAGGCACTGGAACAGCAGCTAGCGGCGGCTAAGGCAGCCTATGCCGCGGACCACCCGTCATGAGCACCTACGCGCTCAATGGCAGCCCTATCCAAAGCGTCGTGCTGAAGTTGCCGCAATGGGGCGTGTGGACTGCTCGCGTCAAGCTGGCGTCTGACAATGTGCTCGCCCATGGCGCGGCGGCCGTCATCGTCCTTGGCGACCTCACCCTCGCAGGCACCGTGCGCGCTGGCGGCGTGTTCTCCTCGTCTGCGGAGTACATCATCCTTGGTGGCAAGGATGGCTGGGCTGGCCCCGTGGCCAAGCGCTCCTACCGCACTGACACAGGGGTCAAGCTCTCCCAGGTGGCGACCGACCTCGGCATCGACGCTGGCGAGCGCGTAGCCTTGCTGCCAGGTACAGACCGCTCTGTGGGCTATGCGTACGCCCGTGCGGCTGGCACCGGCGCAGAGGCGCTCGATGCCCTGGGGACACCTTGGCACGTCGGAAGTGATGGTATCACGTACCTTGGCGAGCGCATCGGGCTGCCGCTTCCCAAGGCTGCAAAGTGGAGCGTCGAAAGCTATGACCCGGCCCGTCGCATGGCGGTCATCGGGATCGCCAACGATGCGCTCGCGGCCTGGCAGCCTGGCACCAAGGTGAAGGGGAACGGCATCGACCTCCTCATCGGTAGCGTGGTTGTTAGGATTACTGACCGGCGCATCGCGCTCGAAGTCTGGGGGACGTGATGGATGCGTCAGGCATGTTCGCGGCACTCGTCAAGGCAATCACCCGAAAGGTCATGTACTTTGGGTGCTACCGCTACCGTGTACTTGAGCAGATCGGTCCCCTCGTGTCGCTGCAAGCAGTCGGCTCAGTCGAAGGACTGCCCGACATGTTGATGTTGCCCAAGGCTCACGGCTTCGCATCGGTGACCGAAGACCTCATGCCATCGGCCATGGTGCTCGTTCAATTCGAGGGTGGCGATCCTGGTGCCCCGTTCGTCGTGCACTACCTGTCAGGCCCACCGATCGCTAGGAACACCGCCATCGCATCGTCTGAAAAGTTCACCGTCGACTCCGGGGACATCACGGCCACGGCTAAAGACACGGCACAAGTGTTCGCAGACAACCGCGTAGAACTCGGCGGAACACCGCTACAACCTGTAGCAGTCGGCACACGGACTGATGATGCGTTGGGGGCTCTTTGGCTTGGCTTGAACGCAGCGCGAACGTTGCTTGGCATTCCACCTCTCGCGCCCGTGAAGAGTGTCCAGTCTGCCAAGGTGTACGTGACTGACGGGCCCGGGACAGACATCGATCCTCACTGACGTCGAGCGGCGGTACAGTCCCACATGGGGCTCCTCTACGGCGAGACGATCGACATTGACAGCCCATTTGGTGCACGCCTGACGGACGATCAAGCGATCTTGACGCAGGCCATCCTCATGCGCCTATCAACGAAGCGCGGCATGTACTGGCTTGACACTGAGTATGGACTGCCATTGTCGGGCTATGTCAACGACGGCCTCACCATCGATGCACTCGCTCGCATCCCTCATGAGGTTACAGCGGAGTTGGAAAAGGATCCTCGCATCGGCAGTGCTTCGGTGGTCGCAAAGCAAACCACCGGCCCGCAAGGCGTCTCGATGACGCTGGGGATCCAAGTGACGCCAGTTGAAGGGCAAGCCTTCACCTTCGTTGTCGCCGTGTCGGCTCTCACTATCGACATCATGACTGGGAGCATTTGACCATGGCTATCGCAATCACAGACCTCGTCAAAGACATCGAACGCGAGGACGTGCTCGCAGACATGCTTACGGTCGCAGCGACCCTTGGCCTATCCACGACCTCGTGGGTCCCTGGCGAGCCGGTATGGGTCCTGCTGACGACCATCGCGGACCAGCTCGCGAAGCTGTGGAACACCGTTATCGTGCGCGCGAATCGCGCCGGGTTCTTGGACTATGCCTCGGGCGACTGGCTCACCCTGCTCGCGTGGACTGTTTACGATGTCTACCGCAAGGAAGCCACGTTCGCCACCGGGCCCATCACGGTCCAGAACCGCGGCGGCGGGTTCTACAACCTCATCGGCGGTGAGATCCGCGTCGCCAACTCAACCGGGCAGACCTTCAAAAACGTCACTGGCGGCACGCTCTCGCCTTGGACCGGCGGGGCCGCGCCGTTCCCCACGCTCACTCTCACCTTCCAAGCGGATGAAGCTGGCAGCACGTCATCGACTCCCATCGGTGGGATACAGGCGTACCCCAATGCCCCTACCACGGCCCCCGCTGGCATCTACGCGCTCGCCAACGCCGTCCCCCTCATCGGTGGCGCAGTGGAGGAGGATGACGCGCTAAAGGCCCGTTGCAGGCTCAGCACGGGGCCACTGTCGCCCGCGGGTGCTAAGAGTGCCTACTCCTCTGTCGCGTTGTCAACGAAGCGTTCAGACGGCACCTCGATCGATTGTACACGCGTCAAGGTCATCGACACTGGCGGCGGCACCCTCGCGGTTTGGCTTGCCAGTGCGAAGGGCGCGACACCTGGCACGGTGCTCTTCACCGATACCGACGTCTACCTGGCGAACGTGGCTCTTCAGGACAAGGTCGTCCCCGCTGGGATCAGCGCCTACGTGAACGGGGCTCTCGAAGTGCTTGTGGCGGTAGACATCACTGTCTACGTGGACCGAGCGAGCAACGTGACCGCTGCGGAGGCCATCGCGTCCGCCGGTGCTGCGGTGTCGCTGTACTTCAGCAAGCTCCCCATCGGTGGCTACACGGTCGTCCCCGGCGCGGCCAACGGCTATGTGTTCCGCGAGTCCCTGGTTGCCGTCGCGACGAAGTCTAACCCCGGGATCTACCGCGCCGACGTGGTCATCGATGGTGGCGTGGGTAGCGGCAACGCGCCACTTGCCAGTGGTGAAGTGGCAGTCCCGATCATCACCGTCGCAGCTATCGTGGTGACGCAGTAATGAGCCTCACCAACTACATCGAGGACTTGCTACCAGGGTGGGCTCGCGCCGAGTCACGGCCTCACCTTGTCGGCATCGCTAACACCATTGCGATGGTGGTGGACGGGCTCATCGACGGCCTGTACGACGGTCGATTGGCGATGTTCCCGGGGCAGAGCACCCTTGGCCCAGCATTGGATGGCTTCTGGTCTATGGATGGTCTGCCGCTCATTGGGCGTGACCGTCGCATCGTACAAGGCTTCGTCGAGTCGTCTGCCAGTTACGCGAGTCGGCTGCGGCAATGGCTCGCGTCGTGGCGGGCGGCTGGCACTGCTCGCGGCCTACTGAAGGCCCTACGTGGCGTGATGAATCCCAACCCACCACGACTCCGCGCCGTTACAGCGTCGGGCACCTGGTACACGCTGGAGACCGATGGCACGTTCCGCATGCAAACGCGGACCGGGACTGGATTCGTCATCAACACCGATGGCACCACGGCTCCTGATACCGGCGTAACGCATCCGTGGGACTTCGATAGTGCGAGCGGTGTGGTCGACCCGTACCGCCTGTGGATCATCGTCGACGCCCCTGCGGCAGTGCCGCTCAACGGCACCGAAGGCACCTTGGGCGACAGTGCGAGCTTCTACGGCGATCCAGGAATGACCATCGGCACCACGGCGACTGCGGCCTACGTGGAGATGATCCGCGGAATCGTCGCTGAGTGGAAGCCCGCGGGCGTCACGTGCCCATGGATCATTATCAACTTCGATCCTACGGCCTTCAACCCGCTCACACCCGGTCCGTACCCGGCAGCGGGCATGCCAGACGGCACCTGGCACAACCACGGTAAGGTAGTGAGCGGAGTCAGGGTTGCTACTCGATTCGCGCGCGCGCGCTACTGGAAAGGACCCCTGTGAGTCACACCTACATCGAAACTGACGTGATGACCGTCCCTGCCTACGTGGCTGGGATGGGGCAGTGGGCTAACACCACGGTGCCAGACGACGGAGACGATCGTGACGCTGCGGCCGATGCTGTAGGCCTCGAAGCGCTAGCGGACCGCACCACGTGGCTGCGGCATCGAGTCGACTATGTGCAGCCGTACGCCGCCAACGGCGCGACAATCAGCAACCAGAAGTCGTTCGTGGTACGCAAGGATATCGCCCTGTCGCAGACCATTGCGAACGGCGGAGTCGGGTACTCTGCCCCTACCGTGTGGACCACGCCTTCCGCACCGTTCGCTATCGATGCTGTGCTGATCCAGATCACGGGCACCGCCACGGCCAGCGCTGACCCGTCGAACGTCACGCTGACGCTGTTCTGCAACGGGATTGCGTTGGTCGTAGGTATCACCTCTACTTTCGCTGGCGGCACGACTTACACGGTCGACGGCACGACCACGAACAAGACACTATTCGGCGTAAGCCCCACGGAATGGGGCGGCCTTCTCGATGGCACGTTGGGCGGCACCGGGACAGACGACGTCGGAGCAGCCTCGCGTGCTGGCATCCTGACGGTGTTTGCGGACGGTGGCACCAACGGCTACTGGGGCAAGGGAGTGTCGCTCAACGTCGTCCATGGCGGCGCCAGCGCGAGGACTTTGACTATCCCGCTGCGGCTCACGATCTACGGGCGCCTGCTGTAGTCGTCGACCGGCGGTAACGTGGTCATGTCCTGGATCACGACAAAACTACTCGGCATCCGTCAGCTCTACTCCGCGGCATCGCCCTTGCCACAGCGGCCGAGCATCAACTTTTTGACCGGCGCGACGGTGGTCGACAACCCGGCTACGAACGCGACCGACGTCACGATTAACGAGTCGACGGTATTCGTCAGCGCGACCAACTTGGCGACTCCCAACACCATCGCTAAGCGGTCGATTGCGGGCAGCTCTAATTTTGGGGGCACGTGCCACTTTGTCGACATTCAGTCCAGTGGCGATGTCTCATCGAGCACTGCCACAATTGCCAGTGACGCTTCGGTAGGCGGCGACCTCTCGGTCCATGGATCGATCGGTTGCACCGGCAGCATGGTGGTAGGTGGCGGAGCGTCGATCTACGGGTCGATGGACTCACTGTCGTTCACGACTGCATCGATCACATGCACAGGTAACACCTCGACCACGGGCACCTTGACCGCTGGTGGCACCACGGTGTCGACACTGACATGCACGAGCGGTGCGTCAGTCGGCGCACTGACATGCAGCGGCGCTGCCTCTGTAGGGTCATCGCTCACTGTGACCACGACACTCGGCGTCACTGGCGCGGCCTCCGTTGGTAGCCTCACCTCGGGTGCGGACGTCACGTGCGCGCCTGGCTCAAGTTTCAAGCTGGGGTCCACGCGTACCTACACACGCGCCACTGGCTCGATGCCGATCATGGACCCCACCACGTGGACATTTACCACGGGAGTCAGCCTGAGATCAGTGGGTACTGGAAGCCGACTACACGTGCCACTGACGCAACTACCGCCGGGTGCGATCTTGACGTCGGTCTCCGTATGGGTCTCGTCTGTTGGCGTACATACTCTGTTGCCCCTGGTGAAACGGCAAGTGTCACTCGTGTACATCACGAGCGCGACAGGCGCGGAGACCGCGACATGGACCACGTCGGACCCAAGTGGCACCGTGGCGCTCTATGATGCCTATCACGCCATCGTCGCCACAGGCTCGACGGTTACCTTCAATCAGAACATCGTAGCGGCGTACATCCAACTTATCGACGAGTCGTCGACCAACTCCATCGCCGCGAACACCAAATACTACGTGGCCGACTTCACGTACACGATGGACCGTGTGGTGGGTTCCTGAGCACTCCCGTAGCTTGCATGCTCGGTATAGCTGAGCATGCAAGCTACGATCAAGGACATCGCTACCCTCCCTATCGCTATGCCTGATGGTCAAGCTAGCGGGCTCTTCGTCGATCGCAGTGGCAAACTGCACTCGACTGACGAGCCCTTTGGCGGCGGCAAGCAGATCACACCATCCGACTCAACTGACATCGTCGCGACGCACCGCGCTCTTTACGTGGGCACGGGCGGCACCCTTGCGGCTGTGATCCTCGATGCTGACGGCAGCACGCGCAACACCATCGCTACGACTGTGAGTGACGGGTCAGTTTTTCCGTTCCGCGTGCTTCGTGTGTTGGCGACGGGAACAACTGCCCTTGGCCTGATTGCGGGGCACTAAGCCATGATCGGCGTAGGCATCGGTCTGACCCGTGGCGGGCATGCGGCGCGCGCATTTCCAGGCTACGTGCTCGACTTCGCGTCGTCGGCGGGCTCCTACCCTGGGCTCACGGTCACGACGACGGGCAGCGTGTACCTCCAGGCGGCGGGCGTTCCTGTCCTCGCGACAGGCGCTACCAACCCCCTTTATGAGGATCTTGGCACGGCTGAGGGTGGTGGCATCCACGTGTTCCCCTCGACCGTAAACGCGTCTCCCAGCCCCTTCGACTTTCGGACCAGCGCGGGTTGGCTCAACACTGCCGGCGCGGTCGTCACCAACGCAGCCACGCTTGGTCCTGATGGACTGACGCTCGCGCAGTCGGTTGCCGACACCGTGACCAATGACCAGTCACAGGTGCTCTACATCTTCCCGGGCGGCGCACAAGCCCAGTACGTGAGCTGCTGGATTAAAGACGGCAGCCCCACGCCGAGCGGTTTCTTTTCGCTGCAAAAGTCAAACTACTCGGGCATTCACCAGCCGCACAGCGCGACGTGGATCCGCGTCACGAACTACGATGTAGCTGGCACGGCTACGTACTGCGGATTTGCCCCGAGCGGGACCACGGCGATCAACGGCGCGACGCTCGTCGACACCGGCGCGACGTGCGTGTGGGGATTCCAGTCGGTCCCGGGCCCATGGTCGCCTCCTCTCATCGTAAGTGGCACGGCAGCGGCAGCAAAGACCCTCGACGCCACCGCGGGCGCGCGCGCCGTCGACGCCACGGGCGCGCTGGACTTCCAGGTCACCGTGGCCCCGGGCGTCGGCGACATGTCCGGCTCGCAAGGTGCCAATGTCAACATCGGCGATCTTCAATTCGTCCCCAGCTACTACGTGTGGTCCGCGACGACGGCCGATGGGCGCATGTCGTTGCGGTACACACGGGGCACCGGCGGCGCGGCTGGCAACTACACGCTCGAAGTCCGCGGCGTCGACGTGGGCGCGACGTCGACTGGTGCATGGTCGGGACTGTTCGGCGCAGGGCAGGCCATCACCGTGCGGGCCTGGTACAACCCCACGGCGGGCAGCGGCGGCATCCGCTTGTCGGTGAATGGCTGCTACCAGCCCGATACCGTCATCGTCGCGACGGGGGCACCCCTGGCGGCTCCCTCGACGATCTACCTCGGCACCAACCTGGGCAGCTCGACGGGGGCGCTGACGGGGCGCTTCACGCGGGCCCCGAAGCGGACGGCGTTGACGATCGCCCCCGTCGAGTTCATCATGCTTGGCGACTCTATTATGGGTGACTTCGGTATCACAGCTCCCTCTGTTGGGAGCTTTATCTACACGAATGGGGAGCCAAGCACGCGCCCTGGCATTGGCACGCTCGCGGTCTCCGGCAACACCGTGGCTAATCAGCAGAACTTTTTCAACGCCTGCGCGTGGAAGAGCTCGGCCGTGAAGGCGGTCGTGATCCAGGTGGGCATCAACGACATCAACACGGGCTCCACGGCGGCAGCCACGATCGCGGCGCTGCAAACGCTGGTGAATACCGTCCACGCGGCGCTCCCAGCGGCAAAGATCGTGCTGTGCCAGCTCTTGCCGTGCTCGACGTTCCTCACGAACACGTTCGGCGCGGCCTATCAAACGAAGTGGGTTGCGGTCAACGACGCTATCGCCGGGCGCGGCGGGACCCCTATCACGGGCGTCGACCTCGCGGTCCTCACTGGCGACGTCGGCTCGGCGCTCAACGACGGCACCAACAACATCCCGACGGCGCTCGGCCTCGCCGACGGGCTGCACACCAACAGCCCCGGGCGAATCGTTAACGCGGGCATCATCCGCGCTGGGCTGCACTCTCTCAGCCTGATCTAACCTTACACAAACGAGGCTCGGTCACCGTTAGCAGGGCGACCGAGCCTCTACACCATCCCCGATGACACGGAGACGATATGGCCCCCACGTACGCACGAAAGATGCCACCCAAGATGTCTGACGATCATAGCCGCGACAGCAGCGATCCACCCCCGCCACCCGGCAGCAACGCCAACTCCGTTGACAGGGTTGATCACGCAGTTGGCAAGGCGCGGGCGGCATTGGTCTCCGCGGGTGAGGCACAGGCCGTCGCAAGCGAGGCTTTGAGCATTTCCAGGGCCATCGAGTCGAAGATCGGGAACTCACCTGATCCATCGCTTGGTGTACCAGGGCGTGGGCTTTTTGGCGTGGTATCAGGCATCGTGAGTGACGTACACTCGATCGGCGGCAAGCTCGACACGCTCACGGCCACCCTCGATGCACAGCGCGTCACCGCGGAGCTGGCAGCCACGGCACGCAAGGGTAGTACGGCGAGGCTTGTCGGCTGGATTGCGTCGCCAGCATGCGCGGTCATCGTTGGCGCGGTCATCGCCTGGCTGGCAGGCTTCCATCGCTAGACCGAAGGGATGCGCATCGATGTAGCAAGGTGGCGCGCAAAGTCCTCCGGTACGTCACCTCCGCGGATCCGCTCCGCTAGTACATCGATGCGGCGCCCGATCTCGGCGTCGATCTCGACGACCACCTCAACCACCTCTTGCGGCTCACCCTGCACCACTGCCAGCCGTTGCAGGCGCTGGCGCTGCGTTCTCTTCTCCATGGTCTCCACCTCCTACGCCTAGGATGCGCGCTATCTAGGATCCGATTCAGCATTTCGATGGGGCCGCCGTAAGACCTGCGCGTGGACGCGTCGCACGCCCTGCTAGCTGTACGAATTCGCACATTGGCGAAGGAGCGCGGCATCCCGCTGTCCCATGTCGCGGATCGTGGGAACTTGGGCAGGGCGCACCTCTTTGCCGTTCTAGGCGGGCGTGCGAGCCCATCGTTGACGTGGATCGTGACCATAGCCGAGGTGCTCGGCGTCGAGCCCTGGGAGCTGCTTGCGCCACCTGGCGACGTCGTGCGTAGGGCGTAGCGCCGTCGCGATGAACAGCCGCGCCGTGGTCGATCGGGGATCCACGGTGGACCGCGCCGAGCTGCGCCGCGTCAACCGGATGGCAGGGAGCACACGGGACGTGGACGCATGGCGCGGATGGTGGGACAGGATGGGACGGCGTAGGAGTGGGTCATGAAGATGACCGTCAGTCCCAAAGACACCACGCTCACGTCCGTCGAAAAAGCATTGATGGAGGCGACGATCGAGGCCTACTACGAAGCTAGAGTAGCTTCAAACATGGCTTCCGATTTCGACTCTAAGATTGCCCTGGCAAAGCACTTGGACACCGCAGCGAATGAAGCACGCGATTTCGCAGTCCGCATGTTCCCGGCGATCACGTTCGACTTTCTCAATTAGGTCGCGCCGTACTTCAGTTCTTCCATTGCGCAGCCCCCCCCACCACCTAGCCGCGTAGGAGCCCACTGCGCTGGCAACCCCGGCGCATCGACTCAACCGGTGGCGCTCCGCTTCTTCGAGGTGGGGCGCCGCTTGTTGAGCCATTTCACGCACCCGTCAGGCTGGTAGCTTTTGTAGTAGCATGCATCGTTCGGGTCGATTGCTGCTCGAAAAGCTTGCGCGGTGTCATGGACCCATGCCAGCAGATCCTGTTGCGTGACGGGTGTCCCATCGCTGTAGGTGGCGTAGTCGGCGATCATGGCACGGATCCCGTTGACCGCCTTGGGGAACATGTAATATCCGTCTCCTGACTCCGCCATGATGCCTTTTGCGTAGGCGTTAGTCAGATCGAAGTCTGTGTGCTCGACTGTAGCCGGAGCGCCCTCAAAGGGGCTATTCCGCTCCTCCCAGCACTTGACGGCATAGTCATGATCCTGCTCGTACACGAGGTCACTGATCTCGCCCTTGTGCATGCGGCGCGACAGGGGGCGAGTCTCCGCCATGGTCGGGGGCTCAGGCCCATCAAATGCGGCCAGCTCGCGGTAAGCTGCGATCGAGTCCTGCTCATCGAACATGGGCACCACTGGAGCAGTGGTCACCATCGACGGGCCGAGCATGTCGATGAAGCTGCCCGGCACAGGCTGCACCGGCGTGCGTACCGGGGTGCTTCCCGCGGACACCGCGCGCACTGCATCGAGGGCCGCCGCAGCACCATCCTTCGTGACATCGTTAGCGAGGCTGCGAGTGAGCGTCGCAGCACGCTCTGACTCGGCGATCTGCTCCGCGGTAGGCACCGGGGGGCGCTCAACCTTCACCGGCGCTACCTTGGCCACCTTGACGGGTGCGGGTACAGGCACCTCGTACTCACAGCGCACAGCATGGACCGCTTGGCGCATCAGTTGCGCACCACCCGGCGCCTTGGGCTCGCGCAGCACGCGACCATGAAGCTTCGTGAGCGCCCTGATGGCGGCATCGACCTCGATGATTTCCCCGGTATCCTTGTTGAAAGTTGTCGACAACTCCAACGCATTGCTGTTATTCGCGATGAGAGCAAGCGCTGGCAACTCGATAAGAGCGGCAAGGATCGCGCTTGCGGCGTCCGTCATAGCAGGCGCCTCGCGCGGCAGACCCTTGCTCTCGCGGTGGTCAGCTAGGTTGTTCTTCGCGTCGATGCTCGACTGACGAGCCCGAGCTTTTACAAGCACGTCGGGGCGGACATCGGCGGCAACAGGCGTGATGACGTAGTGATTGCCGTAGCCTTTCCCTTTGCTGGTTATTTGCAACCATCCGCGCTTCTTCAGGGCTGCAACAGCCTTTTTGACAGTACGGAGACAGATCCCCGTCTCATCCGACATGAGAGGCTCAGAGGGGAAACTATCATCCTTACCATAAAACATGTGGTGCAAGATCGCCCCCAACACAGCCTTTTGATCGCGCTTCAGCGTGCTTGCGTAGACAGTCGCGCGCGCGTCAATGCACGACGTGAGGTTGACGGTGAAGTCAATCGGCAGTATAGTGTCTGTAGTTGTAGTCAC